TGCTAATATCCTCACTCGATCTCTGATCGTTTTCTCTCAGGGAGCTCTGAGATGTCATCCTTTCCTTGGTCGTGAGATTGAGTCGGCAACCAATGGAAATGAAAAAGAATTTAGAGCTGCATTATTCGGTCATATTAGATACACGTTATCTAATATTTTCAAAGCATTTGGTAACAATCTTCTAAACAGAATGTTTGTAACTCTACCAAAGACTTCTGGAACCACGCATAAAAAACTTCTCAAGAAATATTATGGTAGACTTGGACAAGAATCTAGAAACTTTGCACTTCTTTCTGATATCACCCTCATGATTCTTGGTGGTGCTCTTAAAAAGAAACAAAAAATATCTGGTAGATTTGCGGATATACTCTCTGAAATGTATATCATGTCTGCCGTTCTAAAACGATTTGAAGGTGAAGAAGAAAGTAAGGCAGTATCCTCTATAGTCGAATGGAATCTTCAAAATTCTTTATTCAAAATTCAAACCTCATTTGAAGAGATTTTAAATAATTATCCCACTCCATTTCTAAGGGGAATTCTACGAGAAATCATTTTCCCTCTGGGGAGAAGATATACTCCACCGTCCGATGATCTAGGTCATGATATTGTAAGAAGGGCATGTGAATTTGATCTTTCGGAGAATAATGAATTAATGTCATATCCATTATCCTTGAGAAATAGAATCATTTCAAAAACCTTTTTATCTAAAGATCCCGAGGATCCATTGACAAAAATGGAAGAAGCTAGAATAACAAATGATAAAAAACTATGCTCTGAAGTTATATCTGTGGATAAGTTCGTTAAGAGAATAACACTATATGCACGATTGGCTTTAGAAAATAAATGAAAAAAAAGTTTACTTTCGTGAAATAATGTTGTATAATATACATATAAATTGATAAAGAGGTGTATTATGGATGTGAATGAATTAACCGTTGAAACTATCATTAAAGCGTATGATTTTGAACCTATGGCTACTAGAGAAGAACTCTACGTTATAGGTGTGATTACAGAAGTTCGAGTAAATTCGTATGTTATTGATGTTCTTGAGGATTCGTGGTCAGAGGATAGAGATTATTCTAGAGTTGGTGAGGAAATTATCGTTCCTAAACCAAAATATATGATGCATGATTTTGAAGATAGAATAATGATTGCTGAAGAGCATACACTACATTAAAAAATTATGAGAAAAGAAAATTTAATATTAGTTGATGTTGATGGGGTTCTACTTGATTGGGAATGGGGGTTTTATGATTTTATAAAATTCCGATACCCGAGCCTTGAACTCGTAAATCCCGATGCCTATAAGGTTGGGGAAAAATTCGATATAACAGTAAAAGAGGGTAGATCACTTTCTCAAGAATTTAACAATTCTGCTAGAATTGGATACCTTAATCCTCTGAGAGATTCTGTTAAATATGTACGAAAACTCTATGAGAGAGGTTATATGTTTCATGCTGTAACCTCACAGAGCCTAGATCCATATGCACAGAAATTAAGAATTTCAAACCTTGAAAATCTTTTTGGAAAGGTGTTCATTGATTACACCATACTTGATACTGGTGCTGATAAGGGTGATGCCTTGAAGGATATTACTACAAAATATCCAGGAGAAAACTTCTATTGGATAGAAGATAAGGGAGAAAATTTAGATGTCGGGGAGGAGCTTGGTCTTACCCCAATATTAATGTCACATTCGCATAATACGGAATACGCCGGGAATAGAGTATATTATTGGGAAGAAATACACAATTCTATTATATATGGTGACACCACTTTAATAAATTAAATAAGGATTTTAATGAAGATTGAATTATATTCAAAACCAGATTGTTCTTTTTGCGTGAGCGTGAAAAATTGGTTTGATAAACACAATGTAAGATATTCTGTATATGATATAACGGAGAGGGATGAATATTTTGACAATTGGTTGAAACTTGGCCAAAGAACTGTACCACAAATTGTCATAGATGGTAAGTATCTTGGTAATTATGATACATTAATGAAGTCTAAAGAACTATTTCTCTTTGAAAAAAAAGTTACGATGACCACCCCCTCTGAAACTTATAAACCATTTAGGTATCCTTGGGCGGTTGAATTAACAAAGAAACACGAACAAGCTCATTGGATTGAGGACGAAATTGATTTATCTGATGATGTGTCTGATTGGAAAAAAAATGTACTAAGTCCGTCAGAAAAAGAATTTGTTATGCAGGTGCTTAGGTTATTCACGCAATCAGATGTTGCGGTAGGTCAGAATTATTATGATTTCTTTATACCCAAATTAAAGAACAATGAAATTCGGAATATGCTTGGATCAATTGCTTGTAGGGAAGGTGTGCATCAAAGGGCGTATGCATTGCTAAATGACACTCTTGGACTTCCTGAGTCAGAATTTCATGCATTCTTAGAATATAAAGAAATGTCAAATAAAGTAAAATTTATGAGAGATAATGATACTTCTAATTATTCTAATTTAGCTACAGCTGTAGCCAAATCTGTATTCGCCGAAGGTATTTCTTTATTTGCATCATTTGTAATGCTCTTAAATTTTCAACGATCCGGTAAAATGAAAGGAATGTGTAAGGTCGTGGAATGGTCTATTCGCGATGAATCTATGCATGTTGATGGTATGTCTCAGTTATTTCGGGAATTCTGTGCAGAACATCCGAGAGTTGTAACAGACGAATTTAAAAAAGAAATATATTCGATGCTTCGAAAAACTGTGGAACTCGAGGATAAGTTCATTGATCTTGCATATGGTGATAACTCGGAAATTGATAATCTTTCAAAAAAAGAAGTTAAAAAATATATTAGGTACATTGCAGATCGAAGACTTCTTCAACTTGGACTAAAACCAAACTTCAAGGTAAAGGATAACCCACTTCCGTGGCTTGATTGGATTCTTAATGCACCAGATCATACAAATTTCTTTGAAAATCGTGTAACAGAATATGAAGTGGGCGGGCTCAAAGGGTCTTGGAATGAGGTTTATTGATTATTATATATATTTATTTCAGACTATGAATAATATATATGACATGGATATACAGAGGAAAAGAATATGATCTCATCGAGCCAGATCCTAAAAAAATACACGGATTTGTTTATGAAATAACTAATCTAAATAATGGTAAAAAATATATTGGTAAGAAATCTTTTTGGTCTAGAAAAACTTATCAAAAGAATCTTAAGAGAAAGAAAAAAATAGTCGAATCAAATTGGAAAGATTATTACGGTAGTTCTGAATTATTGTTGGAGGATATTCTCTCTGAAGGCAGAGATAATTTTGAAAGGGTCATTCTTAAACTCTGTAAAACCAAATCTGAATGTTCTTATTTCGAAGCAAAATATCAATTTGATAGAAAAGTTTTGGAATCGGATAAATACTACAATAGATGGATTATGGTTAAAGTTAGAAAATCTCATTTAGCAAAATATTTTACAAATACTTAAAAGTACATTATAATTAGAGGTATTACAAGATGAGTGATTTTTATATAAGCGAAGACATTAAAGGTAAAGTCACTGCTTTATTAATGGAGTCTGAATGGACTCAAGAACCGAATGTTAATCTCTCGGTGCTTGAGCTTGAAGCGTGGGATAAGTATAGACAAGAAGTTCGTGACTTTCCAGAAGAAATTTATCAAGAAGAACTAGCAACAGGACAATGTGCCGAAAATCTAATATGGCCAAAGAAACCAGAGGAATAATCAATGAAATATGTATTAAGATTAGCAATATTAGTAATGTTTTTAACTGTAGTAATTTTATTAATAATATTGCCTCAGAGCGTAGGGAATAAAGTATTCACAGAACCAGAAATGGAAAAGATAACGGAAGTTATCAATGATTATAGCTGATTCAGCAAAAAAACAATTCTCTGAAATAGGGGGTATCATTAGATATTCCTTGAATTCCGGGGGTTGCTCCGGTCTCAAAGGCGAATGGGATATTATAGATAAGTTAGATTCTGAGAAAGATGTTGTAATGTGGAGGTCGTGTGAAGATGGTTCATATTGTGCAGCTGCACTGGAACAAGAAGAAGATTGTCACAATTGCCCAAATATGTTTGTTATAGATAAATTTACTTTTGATATTATGGGCACCGAGTCTACGATTGATTATACTGGTGGACCTTTTAATCCTGCATTTAAAGTGACAATACCAGATAAGAATTCGTGTGGGTGTGGGGAGAGTTTTNNATTATGAAAAAAGAAATTTGGATGGACGATGATGTATTTNATTTATTTTGGGNATATATCGCATATAAAAATTTGAAAGATNAGATGAGGANTTGAAATGAAANAATATAGTTTAGAAATGATGATNGTTNTANCAGTNTGCCTAATAGTTTATGGTGGTATTATTACAGCTGATGATGTGGTTAAAGAAGATCAAGTAGCTACTAAAGATCCTGGATCTTCGCATGGTTGGGTATATAATACTAAAACAAAGATATTACAATTTTGTATGCAAACAACCCCTGGAGAATATGATGCCAAGGCAGAGGTGATATGTATTCCTTATCCCAAAGCTGTAAAACCGGTTGATGCGTATGAATCGTTCTTTCTCGATCAAGGCGGTACAAAAAAGTTTGATCCTGAAACTGAATTGAAGGGTTATTCCGAGTAATGTCTAACAAACTATCCTCAATAATACTTATAATTTATGGTATTATTTATTGGGGGTTGCTTTTTTGTTTTATTTTCTATGGTACAAATACATGAGTATTTTTGCACAGTCTGATCATTGGAAAATTGAAATAATTGAAGCAGGATTGGTACAAAATAAAATCCTCCAAGATGGAAATGGTAAATTTGGTTTTTTTGATAAAAGAGCTCCAATCTATATGCCTCTATCAGTATATACTGGTACGGACAAGATAAATTCGACTCTTCCACAGGGGACGTTAATTCAATGGAGGGATAAGTGTATTAAAATGTTTGAGACGAAAATAATTTATAATTATTACATTGCATTATATAATGAAGCGAGGGATACTAATGAAAGTTGAATTTATAGATAATATGGGTGATGATATTTCGGTGGTTAATGCTGCTCGGGTATCATTTAATAAAACATCGGATGGTGTTGGTGTTGACGAATGTGTGGATCACACAGATGAGAATGGTGAATGTACATTATATGCATTTATTCCTAATCTAAATGATCCTGATAAGAAGTTAATTAACTTCCTCGCTAAGCATAATCACTTTACCCCCTTCACACATGCGATGGTAACTCTTCGCGAGAAGGTGCCGATCTTCGTTGCACGACAAAGATTTAAGCACGTTGTGGGATTTTCGTATAATGAAGTATCAAGGAGATACGTTTCGGATCCACCAGATTTTCATGTACCAGAGAATTGGAGATCCCGACCAGAGAGTGTTAAGCAGGGTTCTTCTTCCACAGATTTTGTAACCAATTTTAAAGAACCGTTACTTGATGAGTCATCTTCACTTGATGAAGCATATATGGCTCATGTCATTAAATCTAATAAATTATATACGGAGATGATTGAGTCTGGTGTTTGCCCAGAACAAGCCAGAATGGTTCTACCGCAGTCTATGATGACTGAATATTATGTAACAGGATCTTTATATGCTTGGGCAAGAGCATATAATCTTAGAAAAAGTTCTACAGCTCAACTCGAGATACAGGAACTTGCATCGGAATGGGATAAAATACTTGGGGCGTTGTTTCCTATTTCATGGGAAGCGTTAACACAGGACTAATGAGCATTAGTAAGGTGAAAATATTTATTTCAAAATTTGGAATTGATGATTGGGGAACTATACTAGGTATTATTGCTGCAATATTACTGTCAATGAATATAAGTATTTCCCCATATTCATTCGTATTATTTGGGATATCTTCTATATTGTGGTTTATTTACGCATATAGAATACACGAATATCCTTTGATGTGGATGAATATTGCTTATCTTGTTATCGATTCTTTTGCAATTTATAGATGGTTTTTTTAAAAAGGTGATATTATGACTAAAGAAATTTTAGATAGAGCGTGGAATATGGGTAGAGATATCCAGGTTAGATATAAAAATTACAGAATGGATTGGGTTAAAATTCCTAAACCCCAGGATGAGGGGATGACCACATATAAAAGACTTATTTGGGATCTCGAGAAATATGAGTATGAAATTGTCGGTAATCAATAATGTTTGCACATTCAGCTCGAAAGTTTCTCGAATATGATGATCTTACATGCGAAACCCAAGAATCCGGGCGGAAATACGTCACTCCGCTCGGAATGGCATATCCATCAGTTACAACAGTTTTATCTATCCTTTCTGAAGAAGGAATTAAAAAGTGGAGAGATAAAATTGGGAACAGGGAAGCTGATAAGATTTCTAAGAGAGCAAGTAAAAGAGGAACTGAAGTCCACGAAATTATTGAAAAATACCTCGATAATACCCCAGATTACACTTCCGGTTATCTTCCTCATGTGATTCAATCATTGGAAGATCTTAAAATTGAATTAAAAAATATTAATGAAATTTATCTTCAGGAATGTGCATTGTATTCTGATCATCTCGGCCTTGCTGGTAGAGTTGACTGCATAGGTAAATATGATTCGGAATTAAGCGTAATTGATTTTAAAACATCAAAGAAACCAAAAAAGAAGGAATGGATCTCATCATATTTTATGCAATGTGCCGCATATGCTATTATGTGGGAAGAACGAACCGGTATACCTATTACAAAACTTGTAATATTAATTGCCGTAGATAATGCAAAACCTCAAGTTTTTGTTGAACATCGTGATAATTGGACTAAAAGATTAATACAAACTATTAAGGAATATAATGCTCGAATGGATTAAAGCTATGTATATGTCCCTAAGTCAACCGAAAGTGGGGGTCATTGAAACTAAAAATATAACACACGAAGAACTTAAAGGAATGACTAAACTCGAACTCGAAGAACTTGGAATACAACTTTTTGATATTGACATCGACAGAAGAAAAAAACATTCAAGTCTTGTTGCTAAATTATGGAAAAAAATTAAAAAAATTAAATAAGGGAGACTATGAAATATAATGATGTGTATATAGTAGATGGTTCGAGAACGCCATTTTTAAAGGCAAAGGGAACTCCGGGAAAATTCAAGGCTCTTGACCTTGCAATTCAGGCTGCTCGTCCTCTCTTAATTCGAAATGGAATTGGTGATAGCGACATAGATGAGTTGGTTGTTGGTTGCATGAATCCCAATGCTGATGAATGCAATATAGCTAAACTCCTAGCTCTGAGGCTTGGACTCAATGTTAATATCCCAGCACATACGGTTCAGAGGAATTGTGCATCGGGTCTTCAAGCAATTGATTCTGCGTATAAGAATATAGCCTCTGGTACGTCCGATTTGGTTCTTGCTGGTGGAACGGAAACGATGTCTCGTGCACCATTATTATTTAATGATGATATGGCAATGTGGTTATCTAAATTCACAATGGCTAAATCCTTTCCTAAAAAATTACTTGTCGCACTTCAATTCAGACCGAAGTTATTGGTTCCTGTAATCTCTCTCCTCAGAGCATTAAAGGATCCGACTATAAATTTAAGTATGGGCCAAACTGCTGAGAATTTAGCATGGAGGTTTGGCATCACAAGAACTGATATGGATGAGTATGCTGTAAACTCCCATAAAAAATATAACACGGAACAGAGTATCGATATACTCGAAAATGAAATAACCACTATATATGATAAGAGTGGTACTCATTACAACACAGATGAAAGCGTACGTGCTAAGAATTCTATTGAAAAACTTGCAAAGCTCAGACCAGTTTTTGATAAAATATTTGGTAATGTGACTGCCGGTAATTCTGCACCAATTACTGATGGTGCTTCGTTTGTTTTATTGGCAAGCGATGCCGCACTTGATAAGTATGGGCTTCGGGATAAGGTTCTTGCTAAAATCGTTGATATCAATTGGGCTGGAGTGGATCCATCTGAAATGGGTCTTGGACCAGCAAAATCGATAGTTCCCTTGGTTACAAGAAATGGACTTAGGGTTAATGATATCGATTCGTTTGAATTAAATGAAGCATTTGCCGCACAAGTAATTGGGTGCTTAAAGGCAATGGAATCAAAGGATTATTGTTCAGAAGAATTTGGAATGGACGAAGCATTTGGGGAAATTGATCCTACCAAATTAAATGCACATGGGGGTTCTATTTCTATAGGTCATCCAGTTGGTGCTTCTGGTACACGAATTGTATATCACCTAGCCAAAACTCTTGAAGCGAATGCAACTCATTATGGGGTTGCATCTCTATGCATAGGGCATGGTCAAGGTGGTGCGATATTAATTGAAAATTTAAAGAGATAAATTATGGATTATAAACAAGCTCATTTTAATTTAGAAATAGATGATAATCAAATCGCATGGGTATATTTCGATTATGCCGATGGATCAATGAATGTATTATCATCTGAGGTATTAGATGAATTAAGAGAAGTATTAATAGAGGTTAGAAATATTTCACCGGCGGGTATGGTGATTACCTCTGCCAAATCTTCTGGATTTATTGCTGGTGCTGATGTCAAAGAATTTAAGAAATTTCATGAATATGAAGATGCACACGAAGCCATAACCAAAGGTCAAGAGGTTATGTGGTTAATTGATACTATGGACTTTCCTACATTAGCATTAATTAATGGGGTTTGTCTTGGCGGTGGTCTTGAACTTGCATTGTCTTGTGATTATAGAATCATTCTTGATTCAACGAAATCAAGAATTGGATTCCCAGAAGTTAAGCTCGGAATACATCCCGGGTTTGGTGGTTCTGTCAGATCTATTAGAGTACTCGGAGTCATCAAGGCAATGGGTATAATGCTGACGGGTAGGACTTTATCCGCATATCAAGCTAAAAAGATTGGGCTCGTTGATCACGTTGTTCCTCTTCGTCTATTCGATAAATCGGCAGTGGATATAATTAAAAAATCCCCACCGCCGAGAAGATCTGATAAAGTTGATTCCCTGTTACATTCGTCTATTGGTAGGAAGTTGGTATCCGCTAAGATCAGAAGAAATCTCCATTCCAAGGTTAAAGAAAAACATTACCCAGCACCATATGCATTAGTTGATATATGGGAGAAATATGGGTATGATGAATTTAGGTTCATGAAAGCAGAGGCAGAAAGTGTTTCTAAATTGGCTGTGACTGATACTGCAAAAAATCTTCTTCGTGTGTTTATGCTTCAAGATACTTAAAGGGGAAGGGAATAAATCAAAACTCGATCTCAAGCACGTTCATGTTGTTGGTGCTGGAACAATGGGTTCTGACATTGCAATGTGGGCAGCACTATCTGGTTATAAAGTGACTCTTCAAGATATTGATGAGGCTACCATAGCAAAGGGAATGGCGAGGTCGTATAAGTTTTATAAAAAAAGATTTTCGAATCAAGAACACCTAATCAATGAAGTATATGATAGATTAATACCAGATTCGAGGGGATTGGGAATATCTTCGGCAGATGTGGTTATTGAGGCTATTATTGAAAATGTAGATATCAAAAGAAGTCTATATTCTAAACTCGAAAGTGAAATGAAAAGCACGGCAATACTTGCAACCAACACATCTTCTATTAAACTTGAAGTATTATCTGCTGAGATGCAAAATCCAGAGAGATTAGTTGGTATTCATTTTTTCAATCCAGTTGCGAAGATGCCGCTAATTGAAGTTATATATTCTCCCGTTACTTCGACAGAGGTAATAGAAAAATCTTTGGCATTTTGCAGACATATTGACAAACTTCCATTGAAGGTTAAATCTTCTCCGGGTTTCCTCGTTAATAGAGTGTTGATGCCCACACTCATTGAAGCTATTAATATGCTTGATGAGGGATGTCTTAAAGAAGAAATTGATGCATCCTTCACTGATTTCGGCATGCCTATGGGACCATTAAAACTGGCTGATACTGTAGGACTGGATGTTTGTTATTTTGTCATGGATACAATCTGTGAAGAATTAGGACTTAAAATACCAGAGAGGCTTGAGCGATTAGTTGAGAATGGAAATCTTGGTGTCAAGTCGGGGGTTGGATTTTATATACATGATGTATATGCAGAAAAGACTCACGG